GTCCATCTCGGCGAAGAACCGGGTCTTGCCGATCTTCGGGTAGAGGTCCTGCACCTCCTGGCCGATCTTGTTGGCCTGCCCCAGGCGGCCTGCCAGATCAGCCTCGGTCTGCAAGCCCTGGTCGAGGGCTTCCCACCGGGCGGTCTTGGCGGCCCGGTCGTAGTCCATCCAGTGCTCGCCGCCGGTCGTCCGGCTGCCGCGCTCCAGGCCAGCGAGTTTCGCGTCCTGGGTCGCCCCGGCGGCGGTCGGCCCCGGCCCGCCGATGTGCGGGTGCGGCGTGTAAATGTCGGGCGGCACGGTGTTGTCAAGCTCGCGCTTCAGGAGCTTGGCCGTGTTCTTCTCGCCCAGGCTCTCGACCGCACGCTGGCCGACACGCCCGGTCACCTGATCGGGCAGGGCGGCGATGCCACGCTGCGCCAGGGTGCCAGCACCCCGGCCGCCTGCCATCGCCAGCCTGAGAGCCTGGGGCGCTACCTTGGCGGCGACGGCACCGCCGCCAGCGCCCATCGCCATGTTGGCGAGCCTCGACTCGTCGGAGGTCACCGGCTGCAGGGCACCAGCCCCGGCACCGCCAGCGGCCGCAGACATCGTCGGCGAGGCTGCCATCGCACGCGCCAGACCGCCGCCACGGGCAGCCAGGGAGCCTGCACCCAGCCCCAAGGGGATGGTCGGCGCGATCTCGCCAGCAAGCTGGAGCGCACCGCCGCCGGTCGTCTGCGCGGCGAGGTGCTCGTCGATCTTGCGCTTCTCCCGAAGCTCCTCGTCGGTCATGCCCTGGCCGACCAGTTGCTTGGCACCTTGCCATGCCGTGTCCATGCCAGCGCCGACGTTGGTCAGCGCCTTCTGGCCCCAGGACATCCCCTCAGTCGGGTCGACGTTCATCGGGGGCTCTTCAGCCCTGGGCTGCGCCTGCCGCTCCATAGCGGCGGCACCGCCCAAGGTCTGCTGCAGGACTTGGAACGCCTGCTCGGGGGTCGAGCCCGGCGGCCCGGTCACAGAGTGCGACCGGCCGTCGGGACCCGTGAAGCGGAACACAGGCATCACTGGCTCCCGTTGTAGGACCACCCGGCGGGCAACTGGCCGCCGCCGCCACCGGTCTGGCCGCCCGTGCCGCTGTCGACCTTGAACCCAGGCGGCGGCCTGTAACCCGGAGGTGCCCAGTAGCCGGACTTGTACCGGTTGGCGATCAGGCGCATCTCCTTCAGGGCGTTCTGGCGCACCTTGACCGGCAGCGTGTCGTCGGCGAGGTTGCCAGCCATCTCCTTGTAAAGCTGGGTGTCCTTGTCCGACTGCGGCCCTTCCATGCGCGGCTGGGCCATCGTCAGGTTGCCCGCGATGACCTTCAGCGGCCCTGCAGCCTCAGAGCCCTTGGTCGAGGCACCGAAGAAGGCAGCACCCTTGTCGACCAGGGCTCCAGCGCCGGACCCGGTGGCGTTGCCCAGGTGCGCCTCTGCGCGGTCGAGCAGGTTCAGGATCGTCTGCGGGTCGGCCGTGCCCTTGCCGCTGCCTGCACCCTTGGCCCCGGCACCGGCACGGTCCTGGCGATCCTGATGCGCGAGGTCGGCAGCGTAGCGGCGGTCGGCGCTCGACTGGTTGGCGATGGCGGCCGTCTGCCCCAGCATCAGCCGCTTCATCTCCTCCTGCGACTCCATCTGCTGGCGACGAAGCTCGTTGTCCGACTGCTTGGTCAGGACGTGCGCCCTGGCGTTGGCGAGGGACTGCAGCCGCGCCTGGACGCGGACGATGGCCTTCTCGCGCTCGAAGTCGGCGTCGGGGATGAAGCCCTGGGGCGTCATCGTCCCGCCCGTCACCTTCATCGGTGCTTCGGCTTCGGCGGCCTGCTTCAGGAACTGAGCCTGGAACGGGCTGTACCCTTCCCCGGCCTGCTGCGCCGCCAGGGCGAGCAGCATCTTGCTGTTGCCCGACTCGGCCCGCCTGCCGTACATCCGCTCCATCTCGGTGCGGTCGACCGGCTTGAGAAGCTCCTGCTCCTGGCGCTCGGCTTCCTGCTGGCGACGGACGATGTCGGCGTACTCGGCCGCGAGGGGGTCAGGACCGGCCGGAGCGGGCCGCCCTGGCGCTCCAGCGCCCACGGTGATACCAACCCCGCCTGAGGAGCTTCCAGCGCCTCCTGGGCCGTTCTGAGGGCTCCGACCGGTCGCCATGTCCAGGCCGCCGGTCGGCGGTCCAGCCGGAGGGACCGGTCCACCGGGCGGGACCGGCCCAGGCGGCGGCCCCCAGGAGCCGGTCTGGCCGCCCGTGTTGGGCTCGGGATCGCCCCAGGACCCCGTGGCACCACCCTGCGGCGACGGGCCGCCCTGGGGCGCACCAGCGGCCTGCCCAGGCGGCAGCACGCCGCCGCCAGGACCGTTGGCGACGAACGACGGCGGGCCGGGCTGGCGCGGCGGCGGGGGCATGCCGGGCGGCGGCATCTCGGGCGGGCCGGGCTGACTCATGTCGGCGAACGAGCCCGGCTGACCACGCAGCGCGTTTACACGCGCAGCGCCAGGGCTCGGGGCTTGCTGAAGGTCCCCGAGGATCGTGCTGATTACGTCCTCGTACATCTCGACTCCTCAGGGGGCACCGTAGGTCTGCGTCGGGTCGATGGGCAGTGGAGCCCCAGGCATCGGCGGCTTGACCGGCGGGACGTAGCCCTGGCGCTGCTCCATCGGCAGCGCCATCTGCTTCGCCTGCCGCTGGTCCTCGACGAGGTTGGCAAGCTGGGCGCGACGGTCGCCCATCACGTTCTGCGTCTGGTCGTTCAGCCCACGCTGCTGCTGCGCCCCCATCACCTGACCGGCGACGTTGGCGATGGCCGAGAGCGGGTGCGCTGCCTGGATCGTGCGAGCGCCGCCGCCCTGGATCATGCCGGGTAGCTCGGTCGTCTGGCGCAACTGGTTGAGCAGCGCCTGCTTCTTGGCGATGCTCTGGTCTGCAGCGTTGTTCGTCCCCTGCTGCATCATGTACTTGAGCAGCATCTCCTCGTTCTGAGGCTGCATGTTCGTCGGGGTCATGTTGATGTCGGGCATCTCGATCTCCTGGGGTTACATAGCCATCGCCGCGATACCCGCGACCGACCCGATGCCGGACATGAGGCTCTGGCTCTGCTGCTGCTTCGCGTTGTAGGCGTCCATGCCTGCGCTGTACTGGTCCTTGGCCGCGCCCGAGTAGTTGACGCCACCGGCCGACGTCGAGGTGTTGAAGCTCGGCATCGTCGGCATCGCCACCTGGGCACCGGTCAGCAGGGCGTTCATCTCGTTGAGCGGCATCGCCCGCTTCTGCATCTGCTCGGCGATCTGCTGCTGCCGCAGGGTGTTGGCGTACTGCGAGGCGGTCAGGTCCTGCTGGAAATTCTGCTGGTTAGCGCCGGACATCATCCCGAAGTTTTGCTGGTTCTGGGCCATGCCCTGCTGCCAGCCCTGCTGCTGGGCTTGGTTGCCGAACTGCGCGCCCGCGAGGTCCTGCTGGAACTGCTGGCCTTGACCCTGAAGCTCCATCTGGTAGTTGCGCTGCTGCTCGGTGCCAGCCGTCTGCATGGCGTCGAACGCCTGCCGCGACTGGTTGTCCTGCAGGTTCTGCATCTCCTTCTTCCAGGCCGCGCTGCCACGGGTCAGCCCCATGTTCTGCAGCTTGCCTTCGAGCGCCGACTGCGCCTGCTGGTTCTGCGGCTGCATGCGGGCCATCAGCGCCTGCTCGGTGCGCTGCCGCCCGAGATCGCCACCGGCCTGCATGACGTTGGTCTTGCCGATGCCGGACATGATGCCCTGGCCTGCGCCCTGGGTCAGGTAGGCGTTGGGGTCCGTCTCGCGGGTGGCGACCGCCTTGCCGCCAGGGGTGAGGGAGCCCCAGTCGAATTCGTTCGCCATCGCCTCGCCAGCGCGGCCGATCTGCGCCTGGGCAAGCTGGCTCTTGGCGTTGTCGACGTTCTGCTGGGCGTCGAGCGCCTCCTGCATCTTCGGGTCGACGGTGGTGTTCTGGACCCACTTGGTGACGGTCTTGCCCGTGGCCGGGTCGACCATCGCCTGCGACTCCCACTTCTGGGAGCCCCAGGGTGTTACCTGATCGGGCCGGTTCGCCCAGTCGGCACGGGTCTGCGCTTCCTGGCTCGACGCGGCCGTCTTCTCGGCCATCGACGAGTAGTCGGGCGGGGGCGGGGGTCCTGATTTCTTGCCCATCAGTGGGTCCTCCGTGGCGCGAGCCACTTGCATTCGTCGCGGCGCATCCGCATGAGGAAGAGCGAGCCGTCGGGGTGAGCGCCGTCAAGCTCGACAACGAGCGAGAACCCCAGGCGGCGGTTGATGTCGAGCGCGACGATATTGTCACTCGGGACGAAGGCCAGGACCTGATTGCAGCCCATGACGTTGAACGGATAGTCGAAGCAGACGTGCAGCATCTTCTTGTCGATCCAGCCGGGCTCGCCTGCCATGTGCATCACGCACGAGGCTTCGTTGAAGCTGTCGAAGCCGACGACGCCACGCAGGACATGGGGCTCGCGGTCGGAGATCGAGCCGATGCACTGGATGTTGGGCGAAGGCACGAGGCCGATCCGGCTGCACAGCCAGTAGGCGAGGGCGTCCTGCGGCTGGGTCGCTATCACAGCACACCCCCAGGCTCCACCAGCGCCTGCCAGCCGACGAAGATCGTGTCGGCCGATGCGCGGACCTTCATCGCCAGGGCACCGTAGCGGCCGGACCCGGCAGCGCCGGTCCATGCCTCGTAGCTCTGCCCCGAGCCCGACCAGACGGCCACGTCCCACAGCCCCACGTCCCAGGCTCCCGAGCCCGCGCCCAGGTACGCCGGGACGTTGCCGGTGATCTCAAGGTTCCACTCGCTGTTTAAACCCGCCTGCACGCCAGGAGCCGAGTCGCTGATGAAGCTCGGGCGGACCATGTGGAACCGCTTGACCCGGATGCCCTCGCCCAGCGGCTGGAAGGCGGTCACCACGAGCCCCTGGAGGTCGGCCCCAGGCACGTCGTCGACCTGACCGTCGGTCCCACCGACGAAGCACTGCCAGATGTTGCCGTCGAGGTCGCCCGAGAAGGTGCTGCCCTCGAAGCTCTCGACCGTCAGCATCGGAAAGCCCCGCAGCATGGTGAACGCCTTGTTGTTCACCTCGTATGCCCACTGCAGGTTCTCGATGTTCGTCTCGGCCCGGTTGATCAGCAGCAACTGCTCCTGCGGCAGGAACTTGATCTCCCAGTACCGGGTGTCGAGTGAAGCCGCGATCTCAATCGCCAGGGCACTGTTGATGGCCCCGGCGATCTGCGCGTTCTGGAAGAAGCCCTGGCCGCGCATAAGCTCCGACATGAAGACCATGCCGCGCTCGGACAGCAGGATCACGTCCTGCTGGTAGTTGCTGAAGAACCGGTTGCCGACCGGCACGCGGCCGATGAACCAGCGGCCGACCACTTGGAACGTGCTGGCCGACGCAGGGTCGTCGCCACCGTAGACCAGCACGTCGCCCATGTTGGAGACGATGACAAGCTGGTTCTGCACGCCGACGCCGCTGCTGCCGTCGTAGGTCCAGTTGATCAGAGCCTGGAGGTTGCCCCCGTTGGGCAGCATCGAGCCGAAGTCGAAGTCGGTCGCCACCCCGGCGTACTCGCCGAATTCCAAGTACCAGCCACGGGTGGTGTCCTTCTCGATGAACCAGACCCGGTTCTTGTAGACGGTGACGAAGCTGAAGAGCACCGGGTCGATGCCGCTGATCTGGTTGGGTCCGGCACCGAGCGTGATCTGGGTGAACGTCGTGCCGTCGTAAATCCAGTAGCCAGACCCAGGGTTCACCATCAGCAGGACATGGACGCCGACGTTGGTGGTGAAGTTGAGCGTGGTCCACTCGCCGACCGGCGCACCGGTCGGCACCGACAGCACGGGCACCGGCACCGTGACCGAAGACGTGGCCGTCGTGACGTCGTAGATGTCGCCTGCGGCCGTTGCAGCCAGGAGCTTGTTGACCCCCAGCGGCGACTGGTACTTCATCTCGGAGCGGACCTCGCCCGAGAGGTTGCTGACGTGGCGCAGGTAGCCGCGCCGCATCTGGCAGCCCATGACGCGGGGCACGAGGTTCTCCAGCCGGATCGCCGTCAGCGGGTTGCCGCCGGGCAGGGGCTGGGTGACGTCGAGCCCCTTCAGCGGGGCGCCGAACGGGAACGCCTGATGGTTCTGCGTGCCGCTCGACCGCCTGGGGACCGTGCGCCGGGGGTGCTGGTAGGGGACGAGCGGCATTACGGGATCGCCTCGTAGTAGGGCTGCTGCTGCGTGCGCTGCTGGGCCAGCGACTGAGCCTGGGCTTCGCAGTCGCCCTGGTCGCCGGACGCGCAGAGGTACTGGCCGTTCTCGTCGGTGCAGATGTAGGTCCGGCGGGCGAAGAAGGCACCTTCGGCCGGAGTCCCTACGTTGGGATTGGGGACGATTTCGTCCGTCGGAGTCACCACCCAGCCAGGAGGAAGCGTTGCCATTTCGTCACCAGTAATTGTCAACTCTGGCGCATGCCGTACAGGGAAGCCTCGGGCAGGTTGCCGATGCCGATGTACGGGTAGTCGTGGCGGCCGCCTGCCATGTTCAGGATGTTCGCGCCCTTCTCGGCACCGATGCGCGAGTCGAAGGCCAGGATGAAGTCGCGCAGGGCAGTAGCGGAGTCGAAGCCTCGGGCTTCAAGCCACTTCATCCGCGTCAGCAGCGTCATCAGGATGCCGTCAAGCTGGAACGTGTCGCCTGCCTTCGTCGCCACGTTCTTGTACAGGTCGGGGTTGTCCGCGTCCTGCACGAGCGCCTGGGACAGGTACATGAACTTGAACGTCTGCCCTGGCGGCGCGGGCGGGTTCAGGAACCAAAGCTGGCGCTGCCTGATCTGCCACGTCAGCGTGAAGTTGGCGCTGATCGGGAAGACACGGTAGGTCATCCAGCCCTGGGGACTCACCGGGCCGACCGCAGGGAAGCGCATGCTCGCGTTCCACTGGGTCTGGTCGATGAAGCGGTAGAAGTCGCCAGGGAGGTCGAAGGCCACCTCGTTGGATTCACCAGCGACCGGCGGGATCAGCGTCTCGACGACGACGGTCCCTTCCTTGGTCAACTGGCTCCACTCGTAGG